AGTGGGTGCATATTCGTTCTTTCCTCTTTCTGCATCATGCCACAGTCGATAGAAATGATTCATACCGTGTGGAGTAGAAACTATGATGACTTTGGTTTTTTTACCAGAAGTGATAGTAGGATATACAGAGGCAAAGAACGAGTCAGCAATATGATTAGGAACAAAGGCAAATTCATCCAGAAAAAGAATGTTGAAAGACATACCTCTAACTGCAGATGCAGAGGTAGATGCTGCCAGTATTTTTGATCCATTTTCTAACTCCAGTGATCCACGGTTCCATACCAACACACCCTGTTGCATCCACTTTGGAAGATTTTCGTACGCAGTCTGTAGTCTTCCTAATAATTCTCTTGCAGTTGCAGCTTTGTTTGCTAGTATACCAATATTTACACTATCATTAAAAACAGCATAATGAAGCAAATAAGATACCACAGTTGTTGACTTACCAGTCTGACGAGGCATCTTACAAATATTAAAACGATTCTTATGAAATCTCTTAATTAATTTTTCTTGAAACTTGTAAGGTTTAAATGGTACAAGACCTTCATCAAGACTTACAATCTTCACATATTTTTGTGTAAAATATAAAGGATCATTTTTACACTTCATAAATTCTTCAATTTGCTTTGCAGAAAATTGAATCTGTGTATTTGCTTTTTTTAGATTAGGATTACCAAGATAAATTTCACTCATGACAATTTACGTTTCTTGTCCAGCAAATAACATTGGTTTTGATGGATCTACAGTTGATGGACTAAAGTACATTACTACTGCTGTTGGATATACCTTTTGCACTTCTGTAGTCATTTCTGACTTTGATGGTCTCTTAAATGATGCGATAAACATTTGAGTTGTAATTAATTTACCTCTCCAATTAAGAACAATTGTATATGTTTTACCTCTTTCCTGAATGCGAAGATATGATTCATAAGTAAATGTCTTACCCTTGATACGAGTATCCATTTCACCAGTTCTGCCTGGCCTCATTTTTCCAATTGGTATATTTCTTTTTGGTAATGCACCCTTACGAGTTCTTTTTAATGTAGCACCGCCACCACCTTTTGTTTGTGTGATGACTGCATCCTGATCGTATTTTTTACCAAGTGCTTTGACTGCTTTTTTGAACTTTCTTTTACCCATCTTACCAGAAGTTACAACGTGAGATCGTTCTTTAACTTTAGTCACTTCACCAGTTTTCTTATCTTTTTCATCATATCTACCAGTCACTTTAGTTGCACCTGGTAAACCTTTACCACGAATATCTTTATCTAATTGTTTTGCTCTTGCTTTATTTTCCTTTGCAGATTTGTCAGCTCTTGACGCAGACATCATAGCGATGCCACCTTTATCTGATTTACTTTTTATTCTAGCAAGACTACTCTCTTGCATAAATTCCTTGAATGTCTTCATTTTTTTTGTAATTTTTCTACTACTGTTGATGCTTGCATCGGTGCTACATCATTTAAACCATTTGCATCAAACCAAGGTGCATCTTCCCAACTAAAACCTTCGCCAAATGTGTTATCAGGTGCGACAACATACCAATGACACTTTGCATCTGGTATATCAACAGCACACACTGCCCAATCATCTGCCCACTGTGGTACTTGAACGTACATGACAGGTAGATGATTTGCAAACAATGAAATAATAAAGGAGAAGATAATCATTAGTAGTTTTTTGATTTAGGGATGTTGCCACCTTCTCTTAATTCAGATATTTTGAAAGTGATAAGTTTCTCCCAAGGAGAATAGTTATCAAACAAAACTGATGCAGTTTTCTTTGTGCATCTCTGAACAAATCCAGTATACCCATTATATATCGAGTTTGGACTATCAATTGTAACAGTTGTGCCTGGTAAAATCATATACCATTCCAAAATGTATCTGTTGGTGTCTGCATATTTCTTGAGATGAAATACAAACCTACGTTACATAGAAACCAATACACATTGGTCACCCATGCTTGTCTCCAACAGTATTTTCTGTTGCTCTGCACAATGTATTGATTCCTCTCATTTATTGATGTATCAACGGATAAAGGTCTGAACTTTAACCATTGTTCTAGTCCTAGTGAGATTAGAAATCCAATCGCAAAAATATAGAACAATAGGTTTAGTAAACCTGCCATTGAAAATAAAAATGAGATCATTAATCTCTTTGCCTCCAGTCGTCAGACCTTTCTTGATGAAACCATTCTACCACATCTTCTGGTTTTTGGAAACCCCTTGTATGTTTCCTTGGATCGGAGTTTCCTATGTCCAAGTACTTAAGAAAAGTTGAGTCGGGATCCGTTGATAATCTTCTTGCTGATGATAACATCCCTCTTGCAGATGTATTTGCTTTTGCTAATTTCGTTGCCCATATCATATCTTCCATACTTACTTCTGTTCCTGATGCAATTGATTTGCAGATTTCTACTAACCGTAGACGATATGCGGTAGATAACATAGATTAATAATTATTATTAGTATTAATTATACAACTTATAATCGCTTTAGTATTCGTTTGTTAGTTCTGCCTGACAAGGTGGTGTTGTTCTATGATAATTAACATGCATTAACTCTATGAATATAAGAGAACAAATCAATATCATATTGATCTGAAACAAAGGATGCTTTAATAAATTCATTCTGGATATCCATCATCATCCTCCGACACACCTACACGAGGTCCTTCAGTTTGTTCATACCATGGGTGAACATATGCACTTGGATCTGAATATACTTCGCTCTCTAATTCTTCTAGTAAAACTTTAAGATCCTTTACTATCTTTTTTAGGTTTCGCTTTTTCATGATACTTAATTTGTTTAGCATACCAAACTTCCTGTTCAGTATACCATTCTGGATGCTCTTTGGCAACCTTTATTAATTTCTTTGCTGCTTTCTTTGTTGATAAACTCATATAATGCCTAATGAACCTGCTGTTATACCAATACCTAACACCAATACAAATTCAAGTATCCCATGGGATGCCACTGGAATATTATTGACTTTGTAGATTAAATCTCTGGGGAGCATTGCTATGATTGTAAAGTTGTGTTACAAGTATTTATAAAACTTTACGCAAACACTACTCTCTGTACAACATCACCATAGTATGTGTATACAAGTAAGATACTAACGAATAAAAAATGCTGCATTGACTTAGGTAAATATACTTACAGTATTATATAGGTATTTATACTCTTTGTCAACAGTTCTCTTCTTCGTAGTACTTTAGTTTGTGTAAAAGTTTATTGGTTTCGAGAAAACTCTCTCCATCCGTTATGATATTTTTATAATACTCACATGCCTTGACCATTTTATCAATTTCTTTTTTATTAAAGTGGATCATAATGTTGTCCTTATCTTCCATATTATATAACAAAAAAAGAGGGTGTCAAGCACCCTCTGACTTTATTTTCCATACAGGAATTGAACTTCAGCAGTTATGATTGTGAGAAAGATAGCAGATGCTACCATAATCTCAATAACTTCAATCACTTAGTACTTGTAAGTTCTTTTTCTAATCTTACACCACGGTAAGTTAAATCGACCTTGCTTGATTGCTGATCTTTGTTCCTGTCGGTGTCATACTTAACACCACGGTATGTGACTTGTGCCATTTGGTTTGCTCCTAAAGTAGTAGGGTTTTTAAATCCCGTTCCTTCAGTCGGCTTTTGCGTCCTTACAATATAACCCATATGATTCACCAAAATCATAATACAAATTAATAATTTCCTGTCTTTCTTCTACACTAAGGTTAGGATAAACTTTAGCACGATCAACAAGAGTATTAATATCTGTACATGATACTGTAACTATGGTAGTAACAGCACTTGATGCAGCAATTAAAGTTGAAATCATAAGGATGAACGTACCCGTTCCGAGTCGGCTTACTTGCGTCCTATGATAAATGCTTCACACTTACCTTCTACTTTCGTACGGAGGTAATCAATAAGATACTCGTGAGCATCAGAGTTAAGATTCTTATCGCTAAGTATCTCAATTCTGTTTTTGTTCCATTCTGAACAAGACATTTCCCAATGGGAAGCGTTATGTTCAGTAAGAAGTGATGCCAGTAGTGTGAATTCTATCATTTGGATGAACGTAAAGGTATGTTAGCATACCCACACTATTTAGCCAAGTTTATTGTAATAAAAGTTACAGAAAACCCTACAGATCAAAATTTTGGCGGGATTTTTTTTCGCCTATTTTTGGAAAAAAAAGTCAATTTTGGTTTTGACCCTTCTTTTTTTTCTTTTTGGGTGCTGTTGCCGATTGATAACCCCACAATGCAGGTTTGATTGTGCCCTTACCATAATCAATAATTTTTATACCCATCTTAAACTTATCATAGTACATATCAAATAATTTAGTTCTTGTACCCCTTGCTAAATCACGATGAGCTGTACCATCAATTTCATATGTTACAATCCAAGCATCTGATGGTGCATCAGTAGTCATTACTTCATCTAGTGAACCATTCTCAATTAAAATTTCACATCCATAAGTTTCTTTTGATTTTTCTTTCTCTGTTGTTGTCCAGAATAATACTTTTTTATCAGAATTTTTAGTTGTCATCATCTACCACCTCTACCTCCCCAAACAATATCTGGATATGCTTCTGCTACGACTTCTTTTGTAATTTTATACTTTGTTTCTAATTTCTTATCCTTAACAAGACATATTATTTCTGCCTCAAGTGGATGTAGTCCTTGAAGAATATTGATAAACATTGTTTCTCTACGAATCGCATTCAATGAATCCTGTCCACCACGAATGAACCGATAAAAGTGTTTGAACTCTCTACGAATCGTAGTACGACCCTGATCATCACTTACTCCTAACGAAAAATTACTCATTTCGTGCATTTTACGAACCTCTTCACTGATTTTTGTAGAAAGAGATCCACTATAAGTATTCTGATCATCATATCCCACATAAGGAACTTCTCCTTCTGGAAGAACTGAAACTACAGACTCATCAAAATTCCAGATGAATAATGATTTCAGTGATACGTGTTCATATTTTTTTAGAACTTCAATCTTTTTTGCTTTTGACCTTTGTCTTGATACTAAATCAAATACTTCAAAGGCAAATGGATTTTTTGGAAGATTTAAAGAAGAACTTACCTTAACAGTTGTGGTTTTTCTTTTAGTTGTCATCTTCTTCGTCGATTTCGTAGTCATAATTGTTTTCAAATCTAAATGCTATAACCTCATCTGGAACTAAATTTCCATTTCCATCAAACATTTCGGGATGAGGTTTTGGTAATTCCCGATAGTTCATCAGATAGTCTCTTGCGACCCAACCTGCCAGAATTCCAGTAAAGAAAAACAACAGTGAGACTGGTAGTACTAAACTTAATATAACATTGGTGTCAATGGTCATTTTTTTACCTCCTGGAAATTGAATGTTAAAAGTTTTTAGGTTTTCTTTTTTCCTCCCATTCAGTATAAGTTCGAAACCACGATTCATGTGGTCATTGACTTTATTTAGCTCATCCTCCGATGATTTGTTTTTCTTTGAGAAATTTAATTGTTTCAATAGATCCTCCTAATTTATTTCCATTACAAATAACTTGTGGAAAAGTAGATCCAAATCCAAATTCTTCATAGAATGAAGCTCTATCAAAATGCTCATCTAAATTATACACCACAAACTGACTGTTTGTCAACTCTAAAACTTTTTTTACTTTATCACAGTATGGACATCCGTTCTTTGAATATACAGTAAAATTCATTTGTGCCTTAAAATAATAATTTATAAATTTAATTATTTCTTATACTATCACACTTCTTATGAACCTTCAAGGGCAGCAACCTTTGTTTTAAGAGTTTCAATTTCAGTGGTTGCTTCTTGAAGTGCTTTTACTAGATGAGCAACTAAACCATTATAATCAACTCCCATATCTTTTTGTCCATCAGTTCCATTTGTAATTGATGGTATTACAGAAGCGACTTCTTGTGCTATGAATCCAGTTTTAGTTTCAGTTGAATATCCTTCTGATTCTATAAAATTAAATGTTCTTGGT